GCGGAATTCTGAGGCTCAACTATAAAAACGTTAGCCACTTTTTACTGTTAGGACCCGCTATCACGGACCAATGGCCGGATGGCATCATAACAGGCGAATTAACAGTAGTAGCTAATGAGACTCTTGAAACGTGGGAGCTATATAGTGATTCAGTTCTGATTAATTCGGGAGTTCTAACATTATCGCCTGGCTACATACAAAGCGGCAGAAATGTATTCATAGGCGCTCAGCCAAACTCTGATGATATTGGTGAGACTGATGCTTTTCCATCAACGGCAACCAAGGCACAACCCGGTTGGCGAATAGGTAATATTGATGTAGTTGTTGACGGCAGTCAAGTTATTGACCTAGTGATGCCCACGGGAGTAACTACAAACGTTCCTGATATTGCTGGCGGTAACGATGGCACTCTAAGACTAGGAACGGGTGACGGTAGTGACTGGGCAGTAGTTCCCAATACAGAAAAGCCGGTAATAACTCTACTGGGCATAACCCCAGTGGATCACACAATAAATACCCCTTATATTGACGCAGGCGCGACCGCTGACGATCAGAAAGACGGTGATATAACAAGTAGCATTATAACTACAAGCGATGTTAATACAGGGGTTTCAGGGGCTTACTCGGTAGCTTATAACGTCACCAATAGCGACGGGATCGATGCTGACGAAGTCACTAGAGTCGTTAACGTTTCCGGTGTTGAATCGATAGATTTTAATAATGTTTTTGGTGCTTCGCTATCTACCTTAACAGAATCAAACCTAGTTTCTTTGACGGGTAGCGGTGGCCCCTTTACGATTACTGTAACGGGGGGAGAATATCAGGTTAACGGAGGTAGTTACACTAGCGCGGCGGGTGTAGTTAATATTGGCGACGCTATTAGGCAGCGGATTACCTCAAGCCCCAGCTATTCAACCCCCGTTTTATCATCTATAACTGTTGGCGGCGTAGTCGGTAACTTTTATGTAACGACAACTTTCGACCCTGCACTAACGGCAAGCGGCGAATCAAGATTAGCAATAAGATTAGGATTAGGATTATGAGTGCAGAATCAGCGTTAAAGCCAGCATCAACTTGGGCTGTTGTAGTACCCAGCGATACATTGGATATTGTTCCGTCCCCAAGAAGTTTATATGTTACGGCAACAGGAAACGCCGCTTTGGTGGGTGATGATGATGTAGTCGTCACGGTTCCAGTTGTTGCCGGATCAACACTTCCTTTTAGGCCAAAAAGAGTTAACGCGACTGGGACCGATGCAAGTTTAGTTGCTATTTGGTAAACCGTAAAAGTAGGTTATACTACGATTATACGGCAATTATACGGCAAATTTTTATGGCAAAGACAAAAACCAGCTTTGACGGGACACAAAAGCGCACAAGTAGAGGGTTATCGGATAGAACCAAAATTCTAAACGCAATGAAGCGGGCGGGAAAGACTGAGAACGGTTTTTATGACTTTCTTGTTCAGCGTGCTTTAGATGTAGATGATAATTTTGCATTGAAGGAAGTGCTTGCAAGAATATCACCCCTCAAGAAGGCGGTAATGCCAAATGTCGAATTCGATTTCGACGTTAACACATCGCCAGCAAAGCAAGTCGCTCAACTGTTAGACGCCGCAAGCAAGGGCGAGATACCGCCAGATATTGCCAGCACGTTTATTCAATCTGTCAAAGCTGCTGTTGATATTGAAGAGGCCACAGACCTGAAAGAGAGAATCGAGTCATTGGAAAAACTGCTTAATGAACGCTCTAGTTAAGCGTATCGGTCTTTTGGAGTCTCAGGTCTCGGTTAATGTCGGGCAAGCAACCACGGCTGTTGGTTTGGTTTGCTCAAAAGAAGGTCTAGTTCGAACAATCGTTAGAAATGGCGTAGAGTGGGAAGCAACCCTGCTTGAACCAGATGTTTATATCCCCCTAAAAATGGAGGCGGTATTAAAATCCACTAAACGGTTTATTATTGTGATCGGTGGGCGCGGTTCCGGTAAGTCGGTGGGGGTCACAGATGTTTGTTTGATTGATGCCAAAGATACCGGCTCTAAAACGTATTGCCTTAGAGAATATCAAAGCTCTATTAAAAACTCGGTCCACTCGCTACTCAAGGAAGAAAAATCTAGACTTGAGTTTGACGGGTTCGATGTTAAAGAAACAAGCATTAAATATAACGGCAAAGACTCGTTTGAATTTGCGGGTCTAGCCAGAAACGTTGATAGCATTAAGTCGGCGCATGGGTTTAAGCGGTTTTGGATCGAAGAAGCGCAGTTTATATCCGAAGATTCATTAACCGCACTCACACCAACAGCACGTAAGAAGCCAAAGAAGGGCGCGCCTACTGAACTTGAAGAGGTAATGGACGGTGATACTAATGTTTCAATGGTGTTCGTTGCTAACCCTGGTTCAAGTGAAGATCCATTCAGTCAAAGGTTTATTGTTCCATTTCAAGAGCAGTTAGACAGAGACGGGTTTTATGAGGATGACCTTCATTTAATTGTCGTTATGAACTATGACGACAACCCTTGGTATCACCAGTCGGGACTTGAAGAGGAACGGCTGTGGGATTTAGAGCACAGATCGCGCGCTTTGTATGATCATATTTGGAAGGGTGCGTATAATGATAGCGTTGAGAATGCGCTAATATTAGCAGAGTGGTTTGACGCTTGTATCGATGCGCATATCAAGAAAGGGTTTAAGGCGGTCGGCGCAAGAATGGCTTCACATGACCCTAGCGACACAGGTGGAGATACAAAGGGCTATGCAATGCGACATGGTTCGGTTGTCCTAGCGATAGAAGAAAAACTTGATGGTAACATTAACGAGGGCGGTCATTGGGCTGCTGGTTTAGCGATACAACACGGCGTTGATTCTTTCACGTGGGACTGTGACGGTATGGGTATTGGTCTTGGTGAACAGATGGCAAAAGACCTCGGCGGTAAAAAAATGGGCCTTATTAACTTCAAAGGAAGTGAGTCCCCAGATTTTCCCGATACGATATACAAACCGGCGATTAACTCAAACGCTCAAGATCAGCGAACGGTTAAGGACTCGGTAAAGAATAAACGGGCACAGTATTACCTTGAGTTACGCGAGCGGGTTTATAGAACCTATCGCGCAGTGGTTCACGACGAGTATTGCGACCCAGAAAAAATGATCAGCTTCAGTTCTGATATTAAATTATTACCCAAACTGCGGTCTGAAGTTTGCAGGATGCCAGTTAAAGACACAAACAGGAACGGACTTTTCGAGCTATATACTAAGCCGGAAATGAAAGCTAAATTTAAATTGGTATCGCCAAACCTAGGGGATTCATTAATGATGTTAATGAGAGCGCCAATTGCAGTGCAGCAAGCTGTTAGAATGCCACAACCTCTACGACCAATGGGACGCTAAAAAATGGCACTAGAACACGATAAGATTAAGGGCTGGTTTGATACAGATTATAGCCACAACACAGCCACACGCGAAATGGCGTCCGATGACTTGGTGTTTTATCACGTCACTCAGTGGGATGATAACGCGCTAACTGAATCACAACTTCAATATCGCGGTCAATTCGACGTATTGAGAAAGGCCGGTCGACATATACTTTCTGGTCTACGCGCAAACCCCGTACAAATAGATTTTGAGCCTGTTGATGAATCCCGCCAAGATGGTGCGGATCTTATCGACGGGTTATACCGTAGTGATGACAGATCCAATTCAAGCCAAGAATCTTACGATATGGCCAGCCAGGAATCGGTCGTTTGTGGTTATGGTGCTTGGCGCCTAACTACTGAATACGTCTCAATGCGTTCGGGTGACACAAAGCAGGTTATTAAGCGTAAGCCTATTTACGAGGCTAATAACAAATGTTTCTTTGACTCAAATGCCAAGATGCTTGATAAGTCAGACGCTCAGCGTGTCTCTGTACTTCACGCCTATTCAGAAGATGGCTATAAACTGCTTAGGCAAGAGCTTACAGGCGAGGATTATGACGACGAGATAAACGAAAGTTCTTTCTCTACACCAGAAACCAGTTTCGTATTCCCTTGGATAACGCAGAGCCATAATATTTATGTTGTCGAGTTTTACCATACCGAGAAAGTCAAAGGTAAGGTGATCAAGCTCAAGGATATTTTTGATAACGAGGTCACTTTAAGCGAAGAAGATTTTGAAGATCAGATGGATGATCTAATTGACACAGGTTATACAGTCGAGTCTGAGAAGGAGGTGGAGCGCAACCAAGTTACGCTATATATTTGCTCAGGTGAGCGCATTCTAAACGGTGATGGCAAAGGTGAGGTCATAGCGGGCGAGTATATCCCAGTAGTCCCCGTTTACGGTGAGCGCGGCTATGTTGAAGATGAAGAATATTACGAAGGTATAACGCGACTCGCTAAAGATCCCCAACGATTGCGCAACTTCCAATTAAGCTATCTAGCCGATATTGTTAGCCGCTCGCCGCGTCAGGTTCCTATCTATTTACCTGAGCAGCTTCAGGGTTACGAGCCGATGTATAGCGAGTCAGGCGCGGAAAGTAATTTCCCCTATAAGCTTCAACACTCAAAAGACGTGAACGGAAACCCATTGCCGTTAGGCCCAGTAGGTGTAACGCCTGAGCAGCCAATACCAAGCGCATTGATCCAGAGTATCGAGGTCACACGGGCGGCCATTCAAGATGTTGCTGATCCTGGTATACCTCAAGATTTCTCTGATCCGGATATGTCGGGCAAGGCTATCCACGCCTTACAGTCTAGAATCGATCAGCAGGCACAGATATATCAAGACAATTTGAAGCACGCTAAACGCCGCGATGCTGAGATCTACGCGTCAATGGCTGTTGATATTCATAGCGAGCCTGAAGAGGTCACGATTACATTAGCAGACGGCAAGCGTAAAACCGTTTCGGTAATGTCTCAAGAGATCAACGAGAAAGGTGAATTGGTCGTTGCTAACGATCTAACGAACCAAGAATTTGATGTTTACGCTGAGATTGGACCGAGCTATCAAACACAGAAAGAGCAGACGATTGATCGCATTACCATGATGATCGGCACAATGGGGCCAGAAGATCCAATGCGTAACGCCTTGATGCTCAAACTAATATCAATGACTGACGGCACGGATTTCAATGACATTCGAGACTATGCCAACAATCAAATGATATTAGGTGGATTCAAAGAGCCAGAGACCGACGAAGAGAAGCAAATGGTTCAAGAGGCCCAGCAATCACAGCAGCCGGACGCTATGACAATCGCGGCAATGGCTGAGAAGGACAAAGCACAGGCTGACCTAATGAACGCACAGACTAGCCAAATGTCGGCCCAGTCTGACATGCAAGTAAGCGCGGCAGAGACTCAGATCAAAGCGTTTGATTCTGAAACCAAGCGAATGCAGGTACAGGTTGACGCTCAAGAAGCTGGAGCGGTTATTAAGCTCAAAGAAATTGAGCAGTTTAACAAGCGCGTTCAAGATGAGAATAAAATGAACCTTGAACGCGGTAAGGCTACGGTGCAATCGTTCGCACAATTAAGGGGGAGGGCTGGGTAATATCTAGTCCTCGTAGTCCGCAAAGGTTTCCCCTCTGCTTCCTATCGCGCCCTTCTTGGCTGTCAAGTCTATAGGGCCGTCATCCCATGCTTTATTCGGCCCAAAAATAAAGTTGAAGTCGTTCATGAAGTCATCCGTGTTTATACCCAAAAACTCCATTTCCCTCTTTCTTTTCAGTACGTCATCCATTGTCAGCGCTGACGGCTTGCTCATAATCTCGTGCTCTTCTATTTCATATTCCATATTGTGATACATATCAGCCTTATAAGCTTCTGCTTGTGCGGATTTGGCGTCCTCCTCGCTTGCATACACGCCAAGCCCTTCGATATTAGTTGATGGACCTACCGTTATCAATATATAAACTTTAGTCATTGCCTATCCTCCAAGCTCGTGTTCTTCTACGTGAAACTCCACGTATTCATAGTTATCAGGCTTGGATTTCTTGGCCTTCTCAGCGGCTTCTGCGGCTTCCTTGCTGCTGTACACCCCTAGCGGCACACCATATTGATACCGAACAACCTCCATTAATATATAAACTTTCATGACTCGCCCTCTTTAATGTCTAGCTCTTGAGGCATAGAGCTGTCTATGCCTCGTTCACGCGCTTTTAATTCGAATATAACGTTTGGGTATCGGTTGTGGTTGATCTTAACGGGTTCGCCCTTGTCGGCTTGCCTGTATGCCTCTTGCGGCTTCTTGTTGAATTCTTCGGCTGTATATGTACTCATTTCGTATAGCTCCTATAGCTCCTATAGCTCAAGGGGATGCTAGCACTAATACACTATAGAGTAAACGCATATAATTGAAGTTACTGAGGTGTAACAGGTTAAACACAAAGATTACTTGTGATCTATCCACAAGGCTATCGTTAATCTACGAGTAAATTAGATATGCAAACACTGGAAGACTTGAAGAGAGAAAACGCAGAAGATGAGATAGTTGAAG